CTCCTCAACGCGAAAGAAGTTCTGATACTTCTTCATCAAATCTGTTAGCGGGGACATCACCGCTTGTCGGGCAATGCCCTTCTCTATACCAACTGATACGGGCTGATAGTCTCTGACTATTTGGAATATCTTCTCTGCGGTGGCGTTTAATTCCCACCTACCACAAATTATATCCTTCACCCACCAACCATACTCTCCTACCTTTACAATGGCAATAGCAGTGTTGTCAAGCTTTTTGTTCTTAGACTTAGCCTTTCCTACCTCCTCAAATCCCGCGAGGTCAATGGCAACGTAGTAGTCTCCTGTGTCAGGCTCTTCGTCATCGAACCTAACCCACTCCTCTTTAAACATCTCAGAACCACGCGCTTCAAAAGACGCCATAAACTCTTGGCGAAACGCGAAGGAAGACATGGATTTCTTGGCTGCATCAATCTCTTCTTTGTCTAGTAAGTCGTTATCGTAGCTTGTGTAGTGCCATGCTTTATATGTGGGATCTTCGCCTAAGCTAGCTTGTTTGTAGAGTTCATAGAAATGATTTCTACCCATTGGTGTCCCGATAAATAAGGCATCGCCTTTCAAGTCTGTCAACGCAGGTCGTAGTATTAATTCCCATACATCGGGCTTCATGTCCGCGTATTCATCCAAGACAAGAAACTTGAGACTTACGCCGCGCATTGTCTCAGGTCGGTCAGCGCCTTTCAAGCTGATAGTTGTCCCATTGATAAGTCTTACCTGCATGTTATTGACATGGGAGTTCTCTATGACGGGTTGACCTATCTCCAAGAGGAGATTCCACATAATATCCCGTGCTTGACCCTGAGTGGGGGCTACATAGAAGACCTGCCCTTGATCTGACTTCAAAGCGTTCACTATCAAAAGATAAGCCGCGAGACGGGACTTGCCCGTCCTACGACCCGCAGCAACTACTTTGAAACGCGTAGGGTCGTTCCAAACTTCTTTCTGCCACTCAAGGAGACTTATATCTAGGTTCATTTCTTCTTCGCGGTCTTCTTAGCTTGCTTGAATGCTTTTGCTGTAGGCGCGCCTTTACTGCCGACCTTTCTCATGGTCTCGCCGCTACCTGCTGCAATCCGCTTCTTCTTCGCGTTGATATTGCTGTAGAGACCCATGTTACTTCTTCCGAGTAGCACGAATAGTACGGGCAGGGGCTTTGGTTGCCATCTTCTTCTTGGCTTTCTTAGCTGCTGTCATTCCCGCAGGGGTGTAGGGGTATTTCTTTCCGTTTACATTAGGCATCGTATTCTCCGGTTCGTATCATATTGGTTAGGGTTATAGCTCGTTGACCCACTTGGTCTGCCCAATTGGAGTCTAGGAACTCTACTGCTGCTTCCTCGTAATCACCATCTTCCATAGCCTCTAGAGCCTTTTCAAATCCGCGAAGACGGCTGATGCCAAGATTGAAGCACATGTCCATCATAGCGTCTTGTCTGACGGTGTCTAGGTATGCAAACCACTCAAAGGCTTTTAATAGTTCCTTCTCGCATCTGCGGATGTCGTTCTGTAGAAGGTAGTATACCTCGTCCTCTGAGAGACCCATTGAATCAAGGTTGCGCCCGACACCTATAGTCAGAGCACCCGCTGTGCAATGGTAGGGTTTGAGCCTCATCGCTTCGTGCTTGATGAGCAGGTCTTCAATCCTCATGGAACTCTCCCTCTATAACTTCAGGCTCTACGATTGTATCCGTGACCCCTGAGATGGTTATGTTTACCGTAGGCTTCCCGCCTAGCTTGTCCTTATCAAACGAACTGACAGGCAGTATACGATCTACTATCAGCTTCCACGCAGCAGATTGGTTTTTGTGGTCGTCATCTTGAGCTGCTCGGAAGATAGACTCTATCACAGCATTGGTATCTCTTCTCGCGAGGAAGCGCTGCTTCATTTCCGCCATAGCCGAATGGTCGCCTTTGGGTCGGCCTATCTTGCGATTCTTAGGCACAGCAACCTCAGACTTCCTTGGTCGTCCACGCTTACGCTTGGGTGGATCTACTTTCTCAATAGTGTCAGACATTACAACATCGTAACCTTTCGCTTTTTTTAATATGGCGAATTAAACCACGATTTAATCTAATTGGCTAATATTTAACCAACATCGCTAATAGCAAGGGCTTGAGGGGAGTTGTTATTGCCGACTTTTTCTAATTTGGCCTCACGCAAATTTGGGGGGCTCCTACAGATGCGCGCGTGCACACACCCGCCCCCCCCGTCCCCGCGCGGACGCCCACCCGCATGCGCACGGCCGCACGCACACACACGCACACACACGCGTACACGCATACGCATACACGCACGCACACACCCACGCGCGCGATAATAGACGGTAAACCTTGAATGTGTGAAGGGGATTTGCACCCAATAGCCACCCCCATCCCATAAAACCATAACCACCAAGCACCACCCAATCACCGCCCATCGATTACCCAAATTGATACAAAATGTTTTTGACAGACCGTTCGATAGTGTATATCGTCACACCTACATTCACTTATCAAGGTAATCAATTATGCAATCCATTATGCTAAAAGACGCACCCCGCGGCGAGTTCGTTAAACGCAAGCCGGACGCTAAGGGTGTATACACTCGCGGCGAGTTCGACCGTAGCACCAAGCGTTACGAGCTAAACGATGAGATGGATATATCCCGCGCGGTATATCTCAAGGGTGAAACAATTGTTTATATCGGTTTCGATTACTAAGGGAGTACACACAATGGAAACTATCAGCAAGCGCGACGCGATCGAACTAGCGAGCCTAAATTATCACTATAGAAACTTTATCGACTTCGTGAGCGAGAGTGAATCGTATACGAGAGTCGATCGCGAAAAGACAATCCGCAAAGCTTTGAAATTGAATAGCGATCTATGGCTAATACAGAAAAAAACAGGCATCGAAATGGTAGGCAATAGGATGCTGCAAAAGGATTCATTTAAGCTTAGCGAGCTCTTAAGAGCCGTATAAAAACAATCACGCCCGCTAAGGCGGGCATCACCTACGAGGGGAATAATCATGGCTAAACCAAAGGGATTCATTTTGTACGAGGGCGCGAGTGTACTAGACGGCGCGCCGATAGTAGTAATCGCGACTATGGCGACCAATAACCCTAAAACCGGCGCAATGGTGCAAACGTGGATCATCCGTAGCGATATCAACCCAATCGAAGCAAGCAAGCAAGCGCTCGATTCTAGCGTTTGCGGTAACTGCCCCTTGCGTCATAGCCTCGGCGGCGCGTGTTACGTCAATATAGGGCAAGCACCCCTCGCGATCTATCGGGCGTATGAGCGCGGAAACTATACGCCATTCGATGCGAGCGAGCACGGGCACCTAATCGCCTCGCGCAAGGTTCGGCTCGGCGCTTACGGTGATCCGGCCGCGGTACCCTTCGAGGTTATGGATTCATTCGCCAAGCTTAGCCGCGGGCATACGGGTTACACCCACCAATTCAACCATAAGAATTTCGACCGCCGTTACCTCGATCTATGCATGGTATCAGCCGACACCTTGAACGGCGCTAAGAAGGCGCACCTGCTAAGCGCGCGCACTTTCCGCGTCATAGCTAGCGACGCACCGGCGCCCACTAGCGAGCTCGAGTGCCTATCAGATAGCGAGGGCTTATCGTGCATCGAGTGCGGCCTATGCGATGGCAAGCGCGAGGCACCTAGCATATTTATAAGAGCGCACGGTTCTCGTGCGGGTCGATTCTTAAACAATAAGAGGGCGTGAACATGGATATAAACACTAAGCCGGACAACATACTAGCGGCGCTTACATACGCGCTCACCTTGGCGATCGATGCGCCTACCGACGCGCAATCGGAAAGAGCGGTAGAACTCGCGGAGTCATTCGCAGCTAGCGCAATAGCGCGAGGGTTTACCGATCACGATATCGAACTATGCAAAAAGGCGGCGACTTGCGCCGTCGAATACTTCAACCAATAAGAGGGCGCGACAATGATTAGGAATAGCAGACGATCGATAGAAAAAGAAAATACCTTGCTGAGGTGTGGATTGATTGCGTGCGGGCTGATAGGATTCTACACCCTCGGCGTGCTCACTGAGCCTAGCATGCTCGAGAGCGACCAACGCGAGGCGAATATCTACGCTGAGATGGTATGCCTAGGGCGCGAGAGCATAGCCGAGACGGGCACTATGCAAGTAGGGTGGCCGAACTATAAGGGGCTTACCGTTGAGTGCGATCCTAGATAGGACTGCGACGACCCTAGATAGGATTAATGCGGGCAAAAAAAAGCCCCTGTTTAAAGGGGCTAACTCAAGGGGTAACACTTCACAAAAAACAACAAAACCAAAAAGCATAGCTTGGTTATATCGCCAAGGATTTGACGACCAACAAACTATAACACTAACGATATCAAAGGGCAACGTATGGCAGATTATGAATTGATTCTCTCACGGCTCGAGGGCGTAAGGCGAACCGGTGACAAGGCACTAGCCTTTTGTCCGGCGCACTCCGATATGAGCCAATCACTTAGCATTAAACAAGTCGCGGACAAGGGAGGCGGCGGCACTCGTGTTCTAATTAATTGTTTCGCGGGATGCGGCGCGCTTGAAATCCTAGACGCCATCGCGCTCGATTGGGGCGCGGTAATGCCCGAGGCCGGTGAGTACAGGCAAGTATTCTACAAGTCGAAGAGCGAGAAGGTTGAGAGCGCGGAGGCATTGCTCGAGCTCGTGCCTCATTGGGTCAAAGCCGGCCGCAAGTTTAGCGCAAAAGACAAGGCCGACATTATCGAGGCCAAGCTTCTAGTATTGAGGGCGAAATCATGAGCGGTGGTTGGATACGAGTCGAGCGCGGGATCTTAGACCATTGGGTATTCAGCGAGGCGGACGCCCTAAAATTGTGGGTCTACCTGCTTATGTCGGCAAACTATGAGGATAAAAGCCGCATGTTTAACGGCCGTCTCACACAGGTAAAGCGAGGCCAATTGATCTACGGTCGGCACGCGGTATCCCAACGGCTCGGCATCTCGGAAGCGAAACTGCGGCGGTACATAAAACAGTTCATCAAAGACGAGATGATTAGCCAACAGATCACGAATAAATATTCAGTAATAACAATCACTTGCTATGAGAAGTACCAAGACGCTAGCCAACAAACAGCCAACAAACAGCCAACAAAGCGCCAACAAACGACCACACCTAAACAAGTAACAATAAACAATAAACAACATATACCGCCAAGCGTGGGTGAGGTTGAGGCTTATTGTGAGTCGCGAGGTAATGGGATCAAGGCTGAGGCGTTCGTTGATTATTACGAGGCGCGCGGGTGGATGATCGGCAAGAACAAAATGAAGTCGTGGCAGTCCGCGGTTAGAACGTGGGAGAACCGGCGCAAGGAACAAGAGCCTAAGAATACTAAAACGTGGGAGTTAGAACGATGATCGAGATACCTAAGGGGATTGATTGGAAAGAGTACATAGAATTGTGTGGCGCCCTCGAGGCTAGTGATGTTCACTCTACATCCTATTGGCGCGAGTCACTTATTGAGCTCAGTAAAGGCGAGCGAATATGGGGCGACGAGTTACCTTGGGCGAAGTGTAACGACTTCAGACTGCGGCCTAATGAGATTACATTATGGTGCTCGATGAATGGACACCGTAAGTCTATGATTCTTGGGCAGATTATGTTGCACATTAGTCTGCACTCGCGAGTAGCTATCTGCTCTCTCGAGATGACGCCGGAGCAAACACTGCTCCGCATGGCAAGGCAAGCAGCCGGAGCCGCGGTGGGCGAGGTGAGCGAAGAATTTATAAACCGGTTCGTCGATTATGGTGACGACCGGATACTGATCTTCGACGCCCTAGACACAGTCGAAACATCGCGCGTCCTACGCTTCACACACTACGCTGCTAAGGAGTTAGGCTGCAAACACAGAATGATAGATAGCCTTACCAAAGTGGGGCTTAAACAGGACGACGTGAACGCTGAGAAGGACTTCATGAACAGACTGCAACACGCGGCCAGGACTTTGAATGTTCATATCCATCTCGTGTGCCACGTTCGCAAGCCGCAGTCGGGTGACGAGTAGATCGGAAGAGCACACGTCTGAACTCCAGTCACCCGTCCCGATCTCGTATGCCGTCTTCTGCTTGAAAAAAAAAA